AGTTGGAAGGGCCATAGTCTATGGAACCCTAACAGCTTAAGCCATGCCCATGATTCGCTCGCCCATTCCGCGCATAGGAGCGGCGGCTTCCATCTCAGCGGTAGCCTCTTCCTCCATGGTGTCGGCCTCGTCTTCGGCTTCTTCAGCCGCAATCTCGACGCCAGCAATCATGGTGGGAACTAGGGAGTCTCCTTCAAGGCGAACGGTAAAAAGTTCTTCAAAGGAATCGCCCTCAGAGATATCTTCAGGGAGACTAAAATCGGTTGGGATGGGAATTTTCATAAAGTTAATATAGTTAGTTATTTGAGACTGCCTTAAAGCCCGAAACAAGTCAAGCTGCATCCTTAAAATACTCAGGGAAATATTCTCTTTCGGCCTTCTCGCGGGCGGCTACAGCATTTTCTAGTTCTGCAAAAAATCCAATGCGTTTAGGCTTCCCGTCAATTGTAATAGTGGCCAGCCACCCACCCTTGTGTTTTGTAACTCCCGTTTTACCAGACGAGTTGTTACTGCCCGTCCGCCGCAATGTCCTTGGAACGGCCCTCTGTGGCTCTATTTCGGTGTTCTGGGGCAAGGATGAGTTCTCGCGGGCATACTCGCCATAGTGGGATTTTACGGCCTGATCCCGCACATAAATGGCCTCTTCCAATGTTTTGTATCTTCCAAGCGATTTCCGCTTTCTATCGATATTGATATAGACCTGATACTTCTCTCTGTCGGGACACCAGCTAATTCCCTTGTGTCCGCTGGTATTATCTGAACGCTTGGACTGGTTCATGTTGTTTTGCGATGTTGTTGCAAAACGCAAATTATCCCGACTGTTATTCAGCCCATTGCCATCAATGTGATCTACAAACTGATCACTTTTTGCATTCACAACAATTCGATGCATATAAACAATTTTCCCAAAATGGGAACTAACCGCATATGGAGCTTTTGCTTTTCCGCAAAAAATAGAACTCCATTTGTAATCTTTGATTTTGTCGAAGTCTTGTTCGTCTACGATTGCTGTGCCGTGTTTGAGTTGGATGTGTTTCTTCATAAATAGATGAGGCTGGCAGATTACTCTACCAGCCCCACCTTGTCAATATGTTTTGGTTATTTAGCTACCTAAATCATCCCAAATAACCGTAGCCAGAGCCAGAGGCGCAAGCAACGAGGTCATTGGCCAAGTTGCAACGCAGGTGGATGAAGTAATAGGCCCAAGACGGATACACTTTCTTCACCGCGCAAGCCATCTTTGCCCGCCAGTAACCACTGTTTTTGTCAGGGTTGCAGTTCTTATCATACTCGTTGATCCAGCGGAAATCTCCGCGATAGTTCTGAGCATCATAGACCAGCTTGCCGACTTTGAGGTTCGGGTTAGGAACAAGCCATTCCATCGCCTTCGGGTGGAAGATAACCGTGGAGGTGTACTTCGCAGCCTTGTAGGCGGGGTTGATGATATACTTCGTTCCATTGACCGCGCCAGTAGTGGCAACATACGGGGCAACTTCGACGAAGCCACCAGAACCGTTGTCGTTGAAGCGTTTCGGGAACGGACGGCTATGGAAAACATAACCACCGTAAGCCTTCTTGGGCAACAGCGAGGAGCCGTTGGCACCGAGAAGATCGTTAACGCGATCACTCCAGCGGATGTCCTCGCGGACTTCGTTGTTGAGCTTGATCAGGTTTTCAATCGTGGCGCGTTCAGCGAACACGTTGAAAACGGGCGAGCCGTCATCGGAGACCGCATCACCGTCATCACCAGCGTTGTCCTGATACAGGCGATCATAAACCTCGCGCAGAACGCCAAGGGTCATAATGCTCGTAGGAGCAGCCGTACCAGTGATGGTGGCGAGGTCACCCGAAACAGTGGCGGTGCCGCTGTCATCGAGGCCAGGTTCTACACTGAGAAGCGTTCCCGCTCCGCTGGCTCCGAGGAGATAATCGTTGTCATAACGCTTAGTCCACTCGACGTTGATGTTGTCGGCAAGGATCTTGATGTAGTTGTTGACATCGTCAATCGGGAATGCCGAGGTGCGAACGTCTTCCAAACAGATCCAGTTCGACTCAACCGCCTGATGGCGAAGGTTGAACTGATTCTGGTCAAAGGCGTAGCCAACCGTCTTGACGGGAGCCAAGCAGGAATTGGTTTCACCAGAGACGCCAGTGACGCCCACATCTTCCCATCCGCTGCCAACAGCAAGAGTGCGCTGGGCGATGGTGTTTTTGATGATTGCTCCCATGTTGTCGGGGAAAGCCGACTGGGAAACGAAACGGAGGTAAGGATCTTTATAAAGACCCAAACGATAGGTGCCAAGAGCAATACGTCCAGTTTCCCTTTGGAAATTGTCGTTGATGCTCTCGCAAGAAGTAGCAACAGGTGCTGACATAATGTTTAATTCTTTCTAGTTTGTTTAATAGGGTTAGATTTGATTTCGGGATTTTATCCCCTAGATCGGTTAAGTTCTGGGCCGCGACCAGAGATTTACGGCTACAAATTGTGAAGGCGCTAACCCGCCAGCGAGGCATCCGCGACCAACTCGGATTTAAGTCTTGGTGGGAAACTATTACATTTCCCTAAATTTGTCAATAGAAGAATTTTAGCGGAAGATAGATTTTCCGAAATTCATCAAACTATCAGCATCCTCATCACCGTCATCCGAAGAATCTGTTTCGGTGGCCTTGCCAAGACTTGGGGTGGCTCCAACAAGTCCTTCTAGCTGGGCTTTAAGTTCTTTAATTTCAGCGTCCTTAGTCTCGCTTACCTTCTGCAACTTGACACTATAATGATTGATGGCGCTTTCAAGGAACGGAACTACTTCCGCCTTGGCCAAGACAGCACTACGGTCTTCGACGCTCATGCGATCAAGGTTCGTTTCAGCGGCAATCTTTTTGGCGCTACGAAGATGGCTGTTCCAGTCATCCTGTCCGTCCACCTCGCGAAGGAAGGCAAACTTGTCCTCTAAATTTGTCCAAGTTTTGGCCGTGAAGGCTTTCTGGAGGCGGAGGTCATTCTCAATAAACTCCTGTTCAGATTGAGCCTTGCGGGCATTTTCAGCTTCGGCAAGGGATTCGGCCTCGTTCTGGAAACGCTGATGGTATTGAGCCAGTTCATGGTATTTATCGGCCATCTTGACGATGGACAACTGCTCCATGCGCTTAAAGTCGCTAGTCAGGTCTTCCAAGGAGTCGATACGCTTGCGGGCATCGGGCTCGCTAATAGCTTGCCAGAGTTTAGAGAAATCGGCGTCATTAGCTTCTGCAATAGCCTTTAGATCGCCCTGAAGGCCAGCCAGAGGTCGTTTGATTGCCTCGACGTATTCGGGGCTTCTTTCAAAGTTGGCGGTCTTTAGCTCGCGTCCTAGCTCTGCCATGCGGGTTTTGTAGCCCTCCAGTTCTTCCTGAAGGGACTTAACGGTCTCACCCTCGTATTTGCCCACCTTCTCTTTAGTGGCCTCTAGTTCGGCCTTGAGGCGGTCCCGCTCCTCGCGGGCTTTTTTCATTTCGGTTTTGATCTCTTTCCAGCTTGAGACACCCTTCTCGGAATCGTCACCTTCGGGCTTATCAGAGATGGGCTTATCGGAAAAATGGGGGTTTAGCGGTAGATCGTCCTCTGAAGAATTTTCATTTGATTGTTCCCCAGTATCCTTAGACGAGACTTTCTTGGTAATATCTGCAACTACTTTCTCCGCCTCTTCCTTGGTTGCCTTGGTCTTGGACTCCGCTTTAACGGGAGCTTTTTTCTCCGCTTTGGGAGCTTCCTCTTTCGGGACTTCAGCGGCGGGCTTGGGCTCTTCTTGCTGGGTTTCGGGTGCAGGCGTCTCACTCGGAGTGGGTTCTACAGGTTCTTGATTTTTGCCACCAAAGATGGTTCCAGCAAAGTCTGCTTCGCCCGTGAGGGCTGAGTTGAGGATATCGGCCATAATAGTATATTATTTATGTTAGTTTGTTTCTTCTGAAGTTATATGGGAGAAGGGTTCTGGCAAGTCAAATTTAGGTTTATTTACCTGTCCCTGACCCAAAGTATCAATGAGATCCATAACCTCTTGACTGCCCTCATAAAAACCCGCGCTCTTAATGAACACTGGCGACAGATCAAACCCTTGGGCCACAGGACTGCTACTCCGCCTTGGGCGCACTCGCTTAGATATGAACTTAAGCCCCTTCTGCATATGGGGCATCGCCCATGTTTTAACCCACTCGCGGGCATCTTGATCTGTCCAATCCATTTGTTATACTGACTACTATACTTGGGATCTAATTCTGTCTAGTAGTTTTTTATACCCCCGCTGCCAAGGGCGGTCTGCCTGCGGGCCTTGCCGTTTTCTCAAGAATAGAACTGCGGGTTTTAAGATCATTAAGAGCCATTTGCTGACGGATGGTCTCCATCTTCTGCTGATGAGTTTCTTGGTTCATCATGCGCTTTTCCTGCATTTCCGCCAACTTAAGTTGCGCTTTTTGCATCTCCATTTCGGAACGAGGATCAATCTGTTGACCTTGAGGTGCCTGCTGCATTGCGGCTTCCTGCATTTGGGTTTGTTCGGCCATAGCCCGATTGATAACCTGCTGCTCCAACTCATCCACATAAGCAGTGACGTTTTGAAGCTGACGCTTAAGTTCATTAACCTCTTGCTTGCGGAAGCTGTTGGTTGAGAAAAGAACCAGATGTTCGGTGGTATGGTCTGCGGCGGGACGAAGAATGGCCATGGCTTGTTCGTCGGGGATTTGCTGCTGACGATGAAGCTCGATGATTTCCGCCATGAGAGGAATGTGGGCTTCGATATGCACGGCATGGTTTTGGCTGTCATGCACCATCTGCTGGATTCCATTGCGGAGATTGCCGTTTTCCAGATTAGCAATGTCGAAGTCAATTGTACGGCGCGGGCCTTTCTCGGAAACGAAGAGGTTAACCTTCTGCCAACCAACCCCAGAGATGCCAGCAATGACAGAACGGAGGGTGTTTTCCTTGCCCTTCTCATCCATCAAGGAATAGAGTTCCATGAGTTGCTTGGAGGCCATTTCGGTCATTACGGGACTTCCGTCTCCCATAGCGCGGAATGCTGTAACCTTCAAGAACTGACGCATACGCTCGACACTAACCCCACGGCGCAGGCAGCGTTTGCGGAATTCCAAGGCTAGGCGTCCTCCCTTGTCGTTAGCTGTGAGAAGAGGACTAACTGCCCTACGATACTGCTCAGTAAGAAGCTTGTTATAAGGGGTGTAGAAGAGTTCCAATGCTGCGGCGTTGAGCGTGGACTCTTGGCGGGCCTGCTGCACCACTTCGGTAGCGGAACGGGCTTGTCCATCAGGGTTTTGGCCGCGAGCGCGATAGCTACCCGTGTTGTTCTGCAACACCTGACTCATCAGGTTATAGACAGGAAGCCCCTGAGTTGCCACAGCAGGAGGTTGAAGTTGGATCGGGGTCAGCCCACTAGGAATGAACGTATAGGGCCCGACCTCAATGTATTGAAAATCTTGGATGGCTTCGGCGTCACCCTGCAACTGGATGAGACCAGAAGTGATGGCAGCTTGGGCAGCTTGGCACAAAACGCGGTTGGAGATCTGGATTTGGTTGTAGATCTTCTGCTTGAGGCCGCGAATCGTGTGGAATGTTCCCTGCCCTACTCCATAGGTGAAAATGACAAAGCATTGGTTTACACTTCCGTAACGACTGTAGCGTTCGTAGAGGAAGTCCGAAGAATCCCGACTGCCAATCAATTGGGTGAACTTGCCGTCAAATTCTTTGTTATAGCCATAGACCAACTGAGCCCTATGGTAGGCAGACTCACCAGCATACAGATCGTTCTCCTTAATCTCGCGCTCAAAGTCTTCCCAGTGAGCGGTATAATTTTTCCATTGATCCCGCTTGGTCGAAGCTTTCCAGATGGCCTGTTTGACCGCATTCAAATTCCAGCCAAGGGCTTTCGCTGCCTTGGGATTGCGGATGTAGTTGTAAAGCTCGCTAACACTCATGGAGCGTTGAACAATGGCGACTTCGATAGACTCGTCGGACACTTTTGTATCACGGGCCACTTTGAAGTCTTTAAGCCCACATGGCTCCCAAAAGATGGAACGTTCGTCGGGCCACATGGCCACACCTACCCCATCTCCGACAAATTCACGGGAAAGAAGTTGCATGTTATAGGCATGGTCATTCCATTCCTTGAGCATCCAATCAAACTCTTCAGAAATGATCTCGGAGTCCTCGTTGGAGTCTCCACCGTAGGAGTCCATGGTGACGTTGGCAATGCGAGGAACCCCGTTTTGGAGTTCGATGTACGGAGCCAAAGCGGACTCCATGATGGCATTGGCCTCTCCAAAGTTTGCATTAACTACATGCGTAAGTCCTTTAGATTTAAGCTCTTCTGCATCATATGGCGCTTCGCCATTGACTAGGGCTTGAGCCCGCGCACGAAGATAGGCCGCATCCTCATCCTGTTCGATATACTTATCCGCAATGGAGATAAGATTGTCGGAGGATTTAATCCGCTTTTTTGGTGGAGATCCCGCCTCGTTTAGATTCTCCAGTTCTGCGTTGCCGTTAGAAGCCATTATAAATTAATAGATTATGGTTATTTTGCAGTTAAGTCAATTGTGAACTTATTCCTCTGCAAGCGGAACAAGCACCACACTAGTGCCGTTCCACGAAAACTCACGGGATGGATTTACAATAGCGCGAGCCCCAGCATAGCCCGCCGCATCCAGCGATTGATTCAGCGCGGTTGCCGTGGCCGCTTGCAGTGTGACTAAACCTGTCACCGCTTCGGGGCCAAGGTGGTTCAGCACTGCGATTAGGCGACCATCGGGCAGGGTCCATACGGCGGCGTGAGCGGCGTTAAGACTCTGCACGAGAAGCTGTGCATAATAGGTGGTGCCGTTGGCTGCGCGGGCAATGTTGGACAGGTCTTGTTCAAGCTGCGTCTGTGGGACTAGTTGCGCGTAGACAGTTGGCGCAATGGCAAGGATAGCGATGAGGATTATTTTTTTCATAAGTTTAGGGTGACAATTTAGTAACGCTAAACATCGTGTTACTTAATAGATTGCAGGCTACGTTTGTGTTGTTGTTTGGATACCAGCGAAATGTCATCGAATTAGCATTCGTTCCAGAGTAAATATAAAACAATCCAGCAATAGTGTGATTGGTGTTGTTTCCTATGTCGCCTTGAATAGCCATAGTTGTTGCATTCGCGGGTCCATTTATCGCTACAAGGCTTGAGCTGGCCGCTTGAAAAAAACCAGCGCGTTGATTTATGTCTGCTAAGTTTGTAGCAAAGCCAACTCCACATCTGAAACTGGCATTGGTGGCTGCGCGGAAAGCAACAACAAAGTCAACACGATACACACTGTTCGCATCAATAGTGAAAGAACCAATCTGTGGGTCGTTGTTGTTTGTTTGGGTAAGTGCATTGAATCCCCAATTGGTTTTGGTTTGGTCGTTGGTGGTGAAGCGTGTGACCGTGCGGCTAACTACAAACGCGCTGCCTCCTGCGCCGTCTGCGGTCAGAATGCTGTTAGTTGTGGCCGCGCCAGACGGAACGCTGTTGTTCGTTGCAAGGGAGCCGAGGCCGAGGTTGGTGCGGGCTGTGGCCGCGCTGCTCAAGTTGGCGAGGTTGTCCTCTGCGTTAAGCACCGTCCTGTCCGCTGGGGTTGCGCCAAGCAATTTATAAACCAAACGAGTGGTGGTGCTAGAGCCTGTCATTCTAAGGCTTCCAGCACCAGCCAATAAGTTGGTTGGGGAGAAAGTCGGTGGATAAAAAGTGTTCGTCACCGTCACCTCAGAAAACGTAACGCTATTGGTTTGTCCAAGGCCAAGATTTGTTCGGGTGGTAGCTGCGTTAGTCCCAAAGGTGATAGGATTGGAGAACGCAACCAAGTTCGTAAAAGACAACGCGACTCCATTCGTTGGCCCGACAACAACATTGTTCGTTCCATAAACCAAATCGCGCACCTGTGCCCGCGCTCCGCACAGCATGAGAGCCGACAAAATAAGGGTAGCAAGCGTGGTTCTAAGCAGCGAGCCATTGTTGTCGATTGTTACACGCCAGCGCGTTCCGTTTGGTGATTTCATAATGACCCCTTTTGTATCGTCCGTCACTTCGTAGTCGGTGGCCTGTTGTGTGAGCGCCAGAGTTCCCGTGGCATTGGGCAAAGTCACAATCTTGTCTGATCCGCTGGCCGCTCCGTTGAGCGTTGTGCGCGTTCCGCTTTGGCCGAGTTCGATAGAGCCAGTGCCATCTGATGTGTTTATTGATCCGCTGCGAATATTGGCTATGCGTGAGTCATTGCCAGCACAGACCGTGTTGGCCGCACTACCTACCGTGACAGAAATCGCAGGAGTCGTTCCGCCGCTGGAAACAATCGGCGCGGTTCCCGTGACCGAGGTGACGCCACCAGCCCCCGCAGGCCCCTGCGGCCCTACAGCACCCGCTGGGCCAGCAGGACCGCGCTCAATAAGCTCAATGACCTCGACCTCTCTTTCGGTTATTTGTATAACCTCAATTGGCGTATCGATTACTTCGATGACTTCCATTGGTTAACTTCTAGCGATTTCTTCGTAGACTTTGGCCTTGCCTGTGGCAAATGCGATGTAGGTGTAGCCAAGACTTAGTTCAATTTCGTAGACATTGTCTCCCGCCGTCAGATTGGATGCTTGAGTGGCGGTCATAGTGATTTCGATAGTTCCGTCCGCTCCAAGCGTAATCCCACTCCCAGAAGTCAATGTGAGCAAACTAGCACTATCTTTGGCGCACTCCCGAATCACCATGGTGGCTCCGTAGGATGACAGATTGACTGGGACGTTGGACTTTCCATTGCAGGACTTGGTCAGATAACGAAACTTCGCCGTCCAAGTTTTTCCTTGGACGATATCAATATCTCTCTCAAGTCTCCAGTAGTTGGTCATTTGTAAGTGGGTTTTAAGGAGCGATCAGCCCAAGCGATTTCAAATGCGCTACAATATCCGAAATTGTGTATGCATTTGTTCCTATGCCACCAGTAAATGTGCTAGCTGGGTGGATATTGTTTCCGCTTCCCTGAGTAAATCCGTTGGTGGTAACTCCTGTTGTGGATGGTTGAGCAATAGGAGTTTTATTATAAAAGCCGAGAAGCTGATTCGTTGCTGTTCCAATCTTTGTTCCATTTGTTGTGGACAGAACAATGTTATCTCCACTGCCAAAAGTTAGATCACTTGAAAGAGTTAGCGAAGAAAATGTGACGCTATTGGTTTCTCCAAGGCCAAGGTTGGTTCTACTTGCCGCAGCATGACCTGCCGCATCGTTGCCCGAAAAGAAAATGGGCTCAACATAAGAGATGTTATCAGCCAACATCCATGATCCACTGCGATACATCAACAGAACAGTTTCATTAAGCTGGTTGAGCGTGATAAGATTAGTTGCTGCGTCCAATTGCCTAATAGCCGTTACTGCATTGGTTGAATTGGCCAAATGGGTAATAGTTGCTCTGTCTCCCTCAAATGTGGTTGCGGGATTTGTTGGAAGCGTCACAGTATTGGTAATTCCAGATACAGAAGGGGCAAGGCTAAACAAGAACAGATTGCGACTGTTTGTTGCGGCATTTGTTGATGTTCCAGTAACATTTGTCTGGTATTGAACGGTTGTGGATATTGGGGCCACTTGCCAGAAATTGGTCGGGCTCACCACCACTCCATTGGTATTGACTGAAACAAGAGACGTTCCAGAGTTGCTGTTAGTGAGTGCGGACCAACTGAGACCGAGATTAGTTCTGGTAATCGCTGCACCAGCAGTATTGTTGGTCCCAAAAGAAATTGCTGAATTGGTTCCATTAAGCCTCAAGGCTGCTGCCGTAGAGTCGCTAACATTTGTAACATTAACAGTTAAATTTCCATTAACAGTAGCATTGCTTACGATAGTGCTGTCATTCGTTCCGAGACCAACGGCCTCTCTAAACAATGATGCGTTTGTGTTGGTTAACCAAGTTGCACCAAGTCCAAGGTTTGTTCGACTAGTGGCGGCGTTTGAGGCAAATCCAAACTTAAGGGCACCATATATAGAAAAGTCTCCATACATGGCAAGGCTATCTCCGTTGGTCGAAGACGTAAATATGAAACCAGCAATGTCAATTAATTCAACTGATACCGCTGGAGCATAAAACTCGTAGGGCCCAAACGAGTTGGTTGGCCAATATATGCCAGAACCGACTGGGGGTTGCGGCGAGGCAGCTAATCTAGTACTATTTTCACCGCCTAAGACAAGACGGTCAAACAACACCGTATCTGTGCCACCAAGACCAATAGCTGTTCTGAAATTTGTAACATTTGTGTTGGTTAACCATGTCGCGCCAAGGCTGATGTCCGTTCTGAAATTCGTGACATTTGTGTTGGCAAGCCATGTAGCTCCAAGGCCAATATCTGTTCTGAAATTAGTTGAATCAGTGTTTGTGAGAGCGGACCAGCCAAGGCCAAGGTTTGTGCGAGCCGCCGCCGCATTGGTCGCTCCTGTTCCACCATTAGCCAAAGCCACAATCCCAGTGACATTCGTTGCCAAGGCTGCGGTTCCTGTAGTGGAAAGCTTTCCATCCAATGCAGTTTGCAATCCTGTAATTTTAGAAATAGCCAAACTTGGCAGATCATCAGACTCAAGCAATCGAAACGCAGGAATTCCACCCCCATTGGGAGTAATTAGCAGTTGGCGAGACGTTTGATTAGCAAGTGTTATGGCAAATGTTCCGCTTGAAGTAATTGACGCTGTGCTAACAGATAGAAAACTTGGAACAGTCATGCCAACAGATGTTACCGTTCCAAGATTTGTTCCAACCGATAGAGCAGTTCTCATATCTGCTGCCGTCAAGGAAGAGACCGAATTGTTGGCATTTAACCTAATAAATCTGGTGTCATCAGGATTGGCCAACGTAAATAAATTTGCTCCAATTGTGGTTGCGCCAAGCGCCGTTCTTGCACCAGATATACTATTTGTTCCAGTTCCGCCGTTTGCAATAGCAACTACTCCAGTAACATTGGTGGCCAATGCCGCTGTTCCAGTAATGTTGGATGCCGATCCTACCGTTCCAGCAATATTTGCTGCGGTCAGATTCGTTAGTGAGGCCCCATTATTTGCTGACAGATTGGTCAATGTTGAGGACGCAGATTGGAAAGCGGTTGAAGGATTGGTGGCCGCACTTCCAAGGCCCAATCCAGAACGAGCATTTGAAGCATCGGCGCTCCAGAAGTTGGTCGGCTGAACTACAGCATTGTTGGTTCCAACCAAAACATTGCGGGTTTGAGCGTAGCCAGAAACAATTAAGGCTGCTGAAATAACAAGAGAGAGAATTTTTTTCATTACATTAGTCGTTTCCAAACACGATTTGTTCCAGTTTGGCTTGCATAGTCATTGGGTCTAATCACAAAAGGACTGTTTGTTGCGTCCGTTCCGTTGGTCAATTGATAGATAGCAGGAATTCCACTGATTACCAAAAATATCACAATACCAACTGCGTAAGTTCCACTAATCGTATTGAGTCCATCCAGATCCGTTGCCGCTCCACCAATTAGGCCCGTGAGCGATGGCTCCACCCGAAGGATATTGACACTAGGGGTTTGAATTGGGGTTGAGCTAACGCCAATAACACTAGACGATGGAATGGGGATACAGATCTTGCTCATCGGGTTACCTCTGGGGAAATGATTACGTTACCTTGCAAAATCCTAGTAACAATAGAACCAGAAGTCAATTCAAGATCGTAAACGGCGTTTTGACAAACGCTTAGACTCGCCGTGTCGCTGGCGGATATAAAAAGATTGATGGCCCCTGTTGTGAAATCTCCAGATGTTCCAAGGGTTATTCTTCCATTGCCTCCGCCAGTTGTGGTGGATAATTCAAGAATTATAGCTTTGGATTCGGGCTTTGACCGAATCTGCATTTTGGCCGAATAGCCAGTAAGATTGACTGGGGCCGATGGCTCGCCAGTCTCATAGAAAAGCGTCTGACTAAAAGTCGCTCCCTGAAAAATGCAAATGTCAGCTTCAGCAATAGGTAGTTGCGCCATAGAAAAAATCCAAAGTAGAGTCTACCATTGCCTTCGCAAAGTCAAGGACTGTTTAAGCTTCTTGAATGACTCAGTGTTAAGTCTTTTCTTTTCTGCTATAGCCTCACTTCCAGCCATGGCCCCGAAAACCTTGCGGGCGACAAAAAGTCCAACAGCGAATGAATCGAACAAGTCGGGGGACTTGCCGATGCGCTTTTTCATGTCGGTTTTAGACTCAATAATAATCTTCCGCGTCCTTCGGGCATACTTCCTCTGTGTCATCTCCCATGCCAAATCGGATGTAATTCCCTTGAGTTGCTCGCATTCTAAGAAGTAACGGGCAGCGAAACATAGCTCACTGGCCATGTTGTGGAACAATTCCTTGCCAACCTGTGGTTTTCCAGTGACTTCGTTCCGCATAGCGTATTGAGCCGATACAGGAAGATCCGAGGCCGCTCCAGCGAAACTGACAGCGTGCCATCCTCTGAGTAGTTCTCGCTCTCCGATAGACCAGAAGATGCCACCAGCCGAAGCGTCTACTCCTATCCATTGGTTCGGGATTCCCAACTTGATAGATAGATCGCTAATCTGTTGGATCATTTCGTATTGAAAATCCTCCTGAGATCCCGCCCTTCGGTTGAGAACATACTGCTTTTCTACGGCAATAGCCCATTTGCCAGAGATTAACCTGCCGTATTTAAGGTGGGTAAAGACGAATCTGTCACCCCCTTCCGTATAACTTGGATCAACTCCCGCAATATCTTTCGGGGTTCCGTCCCAGATAGGTTTATCCAGCGCCCCATGGCGAGCTAGAAGGATATCCGATACAATCGTAGAATCATCGGCATCTGCGGGAGGCCAGAAGCCCCTAAACTTGCGCCAGAACTGGGGGTTAAGCTCTCCAAGTTCTTTTTTGGCTAGGGCTACGTCATTAGGTTTAGGAAGGAATGGGTAGCGCAGCCCCTTGCCCTGCTCAAAGGCTTGCTGGTTGGGATTATCTTTCTCTGAGTCAAAGCGAATACAGATACCCTCAATACCTGCCACCCTGATTTTCCAATTGGAGGTATCTTCATCAACACTCATCCATCCCTTGATTGGCTCGCAGAACTTCCCATGGGGGTCGAATATGGATGCGGGGTTGCCTGCTCCGACTATATACAACTCTTGGGCTCCCTTAAATCCCCAGATTGCTTGGGTAATTACGGAGGCCGCGCAGTCCTGAAGCTCGTCCACGATTAACACGATACGACGATTCTTTTTACCCTGAAGGCGTTTCTGAGCATCGTCCTTGTATTCGTCGCCTGCCGCCAGAAGCATGATGGAGGAAGCGTCACTAACTCCCGTCTTGGGATCGATGATTGCGCCCTCTTCTTCGGATAGCTTGATGATATCCATGGATTCAATGAGCCTGCCTGATGCGATTCCGAGGTTTCGGGCTTCACGATACATCTTGACCAGTGCAGCCCAGATGCGCTGTTTGGCGTCGATCTTGCTCGTTGATACCACAATGACCATCGTATTGATTGGGTCGCAGAACCAATTGACCAAAGCAAATGCCGCCATTCCATAGGATTTTCCTGAGTCGGTGCCGCCAGCCAGTCCCGTCACGCTTCTGACAAACCTGTTGCCAGAAGCCTCATCCTCCTCAAATACTTGGG